TGGCAGCCAGAGGAATCATGAGAGCGCCAACGCCGCAGGAGTACAACTTCTATGGAGGGTTTGCTACTATGGATGGCATCGAAAGAAAAGCAGATGAGAACCTATTCAGTGGCCCAAACTGGTTTACAGAGAACATGAAAGACATCTACTAAGATATTGTGTATAATATTGTAACCATTCCGATTAACATTCCAATTGATTTGAAGAGAGATAAAAAATGGCAGATATGTCCACTTGGAGCAATCCAGAAGAGCAAAAGATAGCGTATGCTAATTATGGTAGAGAAGCATTAGAATCCGTTGGCGGGGTGCAAAAATCTACAGCGAACCACTACAGAAACTTCATAGACATTGAGCCAAATCGTTCTGTCCGTCCGGGCTTCACAGCCAACGACTATTATTCGTTTAGACCAGACGAGCAGGTATCTAGAAAATACAAGACTGCTATCAAGATGTGCATGGATGCATATGATAAGGTTGGTATCATTAGGAATGTTATCGACTTGATGGGTGACTTTGGAAGTCAAGGTATCAATCTAGTACATGAAAACAAAAGCGCAGAGAGATTCTTCAATCAATGGTTTAAAAAGGTCAACGGCAAAGAAAGATCAGAAAGGTTTTTGAACAACCTATATAGAACTGGTAACGTTATTATTTACAGAAGTAATGCAAACGTGACACCAGAACTTTCCAGCTATATGAAGTCTTTAGCTAGTGATATCAAAGTAGACATTCCTAACGTGGTTAAAAATCAGATTCCTTGGAGATATAATTTCTTCAACCCGCTAACAATAAACATAAAAGACGGCGACATGTCTATGTTCATGGGTCGTAAAAGTCTGTCCATCAAAAACTCTCTATCTACTAAATTTGGTGAAGACGGAATTCCTACTGATATCCTTCAAACTCTTCCTGCAAATGTAAGAAATGCTGTAGAGAGGGGCGACCGCCAGATACCTCTTGAGGCTGAAAGAGTTAGAACATTCTATTATAAGAAAGACGATTGGAGCCAATGGGCAAACCCAATGATCTATGCTATATTAGATGATATTATTATGCTAGAAAAAATGAGGCTTGCTGATTTATCTGCGTTAGATGGAGCTATTTCAAATATCAGACTGTGGACTATTGGTAGCTTGGATCATAAAATCCTCCCTAACAAAGCAGCCATTAATAAGTTGAGAGATATTCTTGCCTCTAATGTTGGCGGCGGTACTATGGAATTGGTTTGGGGGCCGGAGTTATCATATACAGAGTCAAACAGTCAAGTTTACAAGTTCTTAGGATCTGAAAAATATCAATCTGTTTTGAATAGTATCTATGCGGGTTTAGGCGTTCCTCCTACTCTAACTGGCATGGCTGGAAATGGTGGTGGATTTACCAACAACTTTATCTCGCTAAAAACATTAGTCGAAAGACTTCAGTATGGTAGAGACTTGCTTGTTAAGTTTTGGCATCACGAGCTAGAGATTGTGCGAAAGGCAATGGGCTTTAGAAAAGGTGCTCATATTCATTTTGACCAAATGAGCCTAGCAGATGAAACAAGTGAGAAGAACTTATTATTGCAACTTGCTGATAGAGATATTATATCTCATGAAACAGTTCTTGAAAGATTCAAAGAAATTGCACCTGTTGAAAAGATCAGACTTAGACGAGAAGCCAGCGATAGGAAGAAGGATACGATGCCTAAGAAAGCAGGGCCTTATCACAATCCTCAGCATGACAATGAGATTGAAAAGATTGCTCTTAATAAAGACCTTTTAGACAATGAAGAGTTTTTAGAAGAAAAAGGCTTGCCAATAAAAGAAGAGCCAGTAGAAGAGCCCCAAAAAGATGCTCCTTCAAATCCTGAGCAAGAGCCTAAGAAAGAAATGCCACAAGATCCGGGTAGACCTCTCAATGTCATTGATACTGAGCCAAGAAAACAAAGGGTTGAAAAACCAAGATCTGTTCCCGGACTAGCTGAGACTATCTTGTGGGCAAACAAGTCTTTTGATTCCATATCCAATATAATTAATTCAGCTTATCTCAGTATGAATGGCAAGTCTAATCTTAGACAAATAACAAAAGCTGAAGTTCACGATCTTGAAAAGATGAAGCTTGATGTGCTCTATAATTTAGAAATAATGTCGAGCGTTGATGAGTCATCTGTAATGAAAATTCTCGCCAGCCAAAAGTCTATATCTAAAGAGTTCAAATCTCTGCTGGCTTCAAAAAATGTAACGCTTGATGAAATGAGCATAAACGACTTCAGATCAAACGCTGTAAGTTTGTTTGTTGAATTCTCATACTAAAATCAGCCGTTTAAATACTTAAAAAGAATTTGTGTATACTTATTTTAGAGGTAAGACACATGAAAATATATCAACAAGAGATAAAAGATGGCCTAGAAGAGATTGTAAGATCTCAGGCTAGCGTTGCGTTTGCGTCTGTCGCTATACCTAATAGCCAGCCCGAACAAAACGATGTAATCAAGAAGATATTAGCTTCTGAAGGTAAAAGCAATCCAGACCAGTTTGACCTTTACTATTTAGAAGCTGTTTTAGTTTCTACAGGTTGGAATAAGAACGACGACGTTTTTACACCTGAAGCTACATGGGCTGCTCGCAGTACACCTGAAGATAAGCAGTTCAACTTTATGCATAACGAAAATGATATCATAGGGCATATTACTAGCTCCTATGTATTAGATAAGGATGGCAATAAGATTTCTGCTGATGAGGCAGAGTCTCCTAAAGATTTCGACATTGTTACTGAAGCAGTTCTCTATAATAGTTGGACTGATCCAGAAAACAGAGAACGAATGAATAAAATTATTGCCGAAATAGAAGAGGGAAAATGGTTTGTGTCTATGGAATGTTTGTTCTCTGACTTTGATTATGCGCTGGTTGACCCCGATGGCAAAAATCATGTCGTTGCACGAACAGAAGAGTCTTCATTCTTGACTAAGCACCTTAGATCTTATGGTGGTGAAGGAAAGTATGAAAATTATACCGTAGGTAGAGCTCTTAAGAATATTGCGTTTTCTGGTAAAGGCTTAGTTGCAAAACCGGCCAATCCAAGAAGTGTAATTTTTGAAAAGAGCAAATCATTTATTATAAATGAAGACGTTACTGATAAACTTTCTATAGGAGAAATTATAATGTCAGATAATACTCAGATCTTGGAACAGCAGCTTGCAAGCCTTAAAGAAGACTTGGCTGCATCCAAAGCCGAGAATGAGGCTATCAAGGCACAAATCGAAGAAGCAAAAGACAAAGAATTTGCCTCAACGGTTGAAGCTTTTGAAGCTGATGTTCAGGCAAAAGACGAAGCAATTGCTAACCTTGAAGAAACTGTTAAGTCTACTCAAGCTAGAATTGCTGAACTAGAAGACGCTCTTCAATCTTCTCAGTCCGAATTGGCAGAAGCCATGAAAGACATGGAAGACATGAAGAAAAAAGAAAAGATGGAAAAGAGAAAAGCTGCTCTTATCGAAGCTGGAATCAGCGAAGAAGAAGTAGAAGAATCTCTTGCCAGCTTTGATGCTTTAGAAGACGAAGCTTTCGATTCTATCGTCGCTCTTATGAAACCAAAAAAGAAAGACGAAGAAAAAGAAGAAGAAGCTAGAGTAAAACCTAAAGCTAGCGAAGAAGAAGCTGAAGAAGCAGAAGCAGAAGAACAAGCAGAAGAAGATTCTGAAGAAGCTGAAGCCGAGCTAGAAGAAGCTTTCGAGGAAGTAGAAACTACAGAAGCAGCATTAGTTGAAGCTGAAGAAGAAGTTAATTCTACAAAGGCAGCAGTCGCAGACTGGTTGTCGAACAATGTTTTTAGTAAATAACTTTTAATCTTATAGGAGATTTAAAATGGCTCTTAAAGCAGATAGATACGAACTCCAAACGGATATCAGCTTCTTTTATAATAATGCTGCTGCTACTCGTGGTGGAGTTGTTGTTCATGACTCTACAACTGCATCTGGTGCAGCTATGGATCAGGGCGTAAACCTTGTGAAATATAAGACTGCTGCTTCGACAGACGTTCCTGTTGGAATCCTGTTGAACGATGTAGTTAATAAAGACCTTACTCGTACCCATCTTAACCAACATAAAGATGAAGTTCAGTTGGGCGGAAAAGTTACAATCCTTAGAAAAGGGTATGTTGTAACTAATAACATTACTGGTACTCCAAACGTTGGCGATGTTGCTTACGCTTGTGACCAAGAAGCCGGTAATATTTCTACAGGCGCACCTAGCGCTGCAGCATCAGGCGCTCTCGGAATTGGCCGTTTCATGACGGACAAAGATGAAGATGGCTATGCTAAAGTAGAAGTCAACTTGCCTTACGGTCACGCATCGTAAGCCTAACCATTAGCTTTTAATTTAAGGAGATTATAAATGTCTTTTACAAATAGACCTAGCGACGAACTCATCGGCTTGCTTAAAAAGTCGGGCGATGCTGATCTTAATGTCGCACAAGCAGCTCAGCGTGAATTCGCTAAAGCTTTGGAATTGCCTCTCCGTAAAGGTGTTTTGGTAGGCAACATCCTTGGCGATATTTTTGAAGTTATCAATGTTGAGCCGGGCGCAAGCACCGAGTTCCCATTGGACTTAATTTCTCCGGGCGCAGAAGGTGAGCACGTTGCTTACACTAATCCCGGTCACGGTCGTGTTCCTGAACGAGCAGTCGAAGGCGACTACGTAATGATCCCAACTTACAGCATCACCAGCTCAATCGACTACTTGCTTCGATACGCTCGTGACGCTCGCTGGGACATCGTAGCACGCGCTATGCAAGTTCTGGAAGCTGGCTTCACCAAGAAGATGAACGACGACGGATGGCACACATTGTTGGCCGCTGGCGTTGATAGAAACGTTCTTGTTTATGATGCCGACGCAACCGCTGGTCAGTTCAGCAAGAGATTGGTTTCTCTGATGCAGACTGTTATGCGACGTAACTCTGGCGGAAATAGCGCCTCTGTTGGTCGTGGTCGTCTGACTGACCTATACGTTTCTCCAGAAGCTCTGGAAGACGTTCGCAACTGGGGCTTAGATCAAATTGACGAAGTAACTCGTCGTGAGATCTACACTGCTGCTGAAGGCGGCGCTCCAATCACACGTATCTTTGGTGTGAACCTTCATGACCTTGATGAGCTTGGAGAAGGACAAGAATATCAAACCTTCTTCACCAGCCAGCTTTCTGGTGCTGTTCAAGCATCTGACACTGAGCTCGTAGTTGGCTTGGATCAAGGTTCTAATGACAGCTTCGTAATGCCAGTTAAAGAGCAGTTGACTGTATTTGAAGATCCTACTCTTCACAGACAACAGCGCGCTGGTTACTACGGATTCGCTGAAATTGGGTTTGGTGTACTTGACAATAGAAGAGTTATCCTTGGATCATTCTAATCTGTCAGTATAACCATACTTAACAAAAGGCCACCCTCAGATATATGGGGGTGGCTCTTTTTTTTAGTGTATAAGATACTAGAAGGTGTTAATTTTTTAAGGATTTAGGAGTATAAAATGGCTGCTTTATCAGACTATTTAGAGTCTGGCCTGTTGAATTTTATTTTTAGAGGTCAGTCTTTTTCTGCGCCAAGTAATATTTCCATCGCTTTGACAAGCGGTGCTCCTCTAGATTCCCACACTGGTAGTACAATTCCAGAGCTTGCTAGTGGAGTTGATCCCGGCAATTCTACGGGATATTCTAGAGTCAGTATTGGCGCTCCGTCCCCAACTTCATGGTCTTACAAAACTGCAGATTATGATCAGGGCAGTGGAGTTGTGAGAAATAGTGGTCAAATTGTTTTCAACACTGCGCTCGTAGATTGGGGCTGGGTTTCAGGTATTGCCATCGTAGATAGTTCTCTATATGGTTCTGGCAACGTTTTAATGCACGCCACCTTAGACAATCCAAGAGTAATCTATGCAGGTGATAACGTTAAATTTGACTATGAGAAATTAGAAATAAGCTTTAAGTAGAGTACAATAAAATATGACTATTCAAGATAAGTCTACGCTTGTCTCTAATATCAATAGGGACTTAGCAGACAACGCTACGCAAGACATTTCTCCAAGAGATGTTAGACAAAACCTACTTGATATTATAGATTCTGTTCATAATCTTACTGGTGGGCAAGATTTAGTTAGCAAGAACTTTTCTACGCCAGCGGTTAGAACTACAAGGGCAGGACAAGAGTCTTTGTCAAAGCTTCATCTTGATGGTTACATAAGTATAGACAATACGGCTTATGGATATTCTTCCCTTTCTAATAATTATATTGGATCGGGAAATACCGCTATTGGTGCTTACTCAAATAGTTGCAATCTATATGGGAGCAACAATGCTTCTCTTGGATATGCTTCTCTAGGCATTAATGTTTATGGTGATAAGAACGTTGCCCTTGGGGCATATTCTCTACACGGCACTAGGCACGGTGATTTTAATATTGCCATTGGGCATGGCGCTGGATACTACATTGGTAGTGGAGACCATTACAGATTTTATCTAGGAGCCCACAATGTTAGTGGTGATGCTGGCTGTGACTTAAGCCTCTATGGTTCTGGAACGCCACTGATGTATGGGGAGCTTGATGACCTTCGCTTGGGCATCGCTGTAAATTCTCTTCATAACGAAGGTGCGTTGCAGATTTCTGGTGGTGTATCACCAAATATGACTGAGCTACATCACCTTGGTCACAATAGTTATAAATGGAAGTCCCTTAATCAGAAGATCAACTTTTCTGGGGATGCAATAGGTATTGGAACAGATTCTCCGCTGGGATCTCTTGGCTTAGTTACTGTTCAGGGTAATATAGTACCTAAGACCACAGAAGTATATGCCTTGGGTAGTGAAGATTACAAGTGGGACGGCTTCTTTAATGACATAGTTGTTAGTGGTACTGCTAAGCTTAATAACTATACTTATAATGAGATATCATCGTGTACCTATGAGTGTAGAACTCTTTATCTAGCTGCCAGCGGAATGTGCGAAGGTGAACCCGGCGTTTGTGGCTACATGCAAGATGAAGAGCTTGAAGGCGCAGGCTTAGTAGTAAGATCCAGCGGAACAAACTATAGAAGAGATTATGAAATAATTTACAAATCTCCAGACAGTACTTTAGATTGTCTTGAGTCTGATACCTCATATTCTAGATCTACTTGGAATATGAATATCAGTTTACACATAGCTTCTGGTAGACATTTGATGACTGATAGGGTTATTGGTCACAACGAATCATTAACACTTATTACTAGAAGTGGTTGTGCTGGGTTATTCATGGAAAATAATCAATCAGGAATCACTGGGAACACACTTACCTATGGAATGTCTGATGTAAAATCTGCTATCTCTTCTAAGCTAACAGATGTTAACTTCTTAGACTCAGGAAATGCTAATTTCCTTTCTTCGATGCACAGTGTTGGTTCTGGAGCCCAAGTTGGGCACAAGATGTTGTCTAGAGGAAACCAGACTAACAGCCATGGCTTCTCATCTATTTATACAGACGCCAACGATGTGGTAACCACCACTCAGGGTGCGTCTTTACCTGCAGACGGCTCACCAACGGATTATTCTTCTGCTAGTGGTATAAATACGGTAGAGCTTGGCTACCAGAAAAACGATAGATATTCTTTAACCTCTCACGTCGGATCTACTTCTCGTTATGCTATAACCGTAATGAAAGATCCAACATTTACTGTTTCTTCTGGCAGGAATACTACCAACTATAACAAATGGCAAGTAAATCCTGATGCTGGTCTATTTGGTATCTCTAATTACTCTTCTGAAAAACTACCAAAGACCATAGTAAATATCCAGTCAACTGGTGATTTTTCTATTAGGGGTACAGCCCCAGATGGTTATGTGCCCAAGCTTGAATTACTTTCAGGGCCTAACGACGTTAACAACTGGATTACTAGTGGTAATGTTACTGATGCTGTAAGAGATGGTGCCTCTTTCGGCGGCTTGGTTATGGAATATCTTCCAAGTGGTGGGTATAGAGACTTATGGTCTAGCGGTAACCCAACAGACCCAAGCTCAGCCAGACTATACAAAAGAAGACATGCTATTATTGGACTTGTTACAGGTGATTCTATAGGTGGTTCACTAGACAACTCCTATACTGACCTTACTACTGACGGTTATAATGGATATGACCTTGACACTATAACAGATGAATCCGCTACTAGATTTCCACACGCTGACTATGTTTACAGATCATACATTGCTTTTAGTGAGTCTGGAGTTGGGGTTAATAACGATGAACCACACGCACCACTGACTGTAGACGGTGATGTCAATAAAGACACAACTGCTAGAGGTGGTGTAATAGCTATGAGGGTTCAAGAGTCTGGAACAGCTCCTAGACTTTCTAGGCATTATGGAAAATTTGATTTTGGCGACATAGTTGCCAGTGGTTTTTCAATAGCAGAACAGCACAGCTATGGACAGGCTAGTACCTTATGGTATTGCGATGCTTCTGGTAATAACTTTGAGCTTATTAACAATCCACTTAATCCTAAAAATACAACATCGTTTATAGCTAACGCAAGCGGTAATACTTTCTTAGGGTTCAACTCTCCACAAAACAGAGCTAGCTGGGTTATAAATGGATATCAAAGACACAATACTGCATATGGTTTTGAAGCTTTAACTTGGGGGCAGTACACTCAGTTTAGTACTGCTATTGGATCTAAGGCCCTGTTAAATCTTGGCTCTGGAATAGCTACTGGATCTGGCTGCGTTGGTGTTGGATATAATACCGGCGCAAACATGACACACGCTGTAGACTCTATCGCGATTGGAAATAACGCAACAGCACACAACCACAGTAAGTCAATAACAATCGGCCCTAATATTAGCAGTGGTGTAACACGAGGATCTCACGATTATTCGCTTCTTGTTGGCGGCGGAGACGATAACATCTTACTATACGGAAAGATGGGGCCAAACACTAGCGACAAAGAACTTACAGTTGTTCAGGCAAAACTCAAGGTCACATCTAGCACAGAGTCTGACAGCTTAATAATTAAGCACGATCAAAACGCATTTGGCACAGATAAAGTAGCAACGGTTATAAATAAACGAGATGTAAGTGCAGATCATCCAGATGGCGGATTAGTATTTACGTTCACAGGGGCAAATGGTAACGAGAACACGGTTGTTTCCATGAGACATACCGACGCTCCAATGGCAGACACTAGCACGTTTTCTCCCTCCACGCCTGCAAGACCTTTGGTGGGTATTAGCGGTGACTTAAATGTTCTAGGTAGAATCAACTTTGCTGACGGAACATCTATGGACTCAAATGCTAGTGGTGTTGCTCCCAACCCCGGAATTGGTCTATCACTGTCTGTGGTTAGCGGAATAAATACATTTGACACTAACATCGAAGAGCTTGCCCTAGCAGAAACTCAACATCCAATATCTGATATGAACTCTTATATGTATATCAGTACTAATGGAAGCGTTGGTAAGATTAATATTAGTTCTTTAGCTGGATATATTGAAGTTAGCGGCGCAGCTAGAATACTTGCAAACCAAAACCATGTATTTAGCAATACATCAATAATCAACCCGAATATTAATCAATATCTTCATGCTCTTGGTTATAAAGCGGGCCATAACTTGATAGAGTCTGATTATGCGGTTATGCTTGGTTCAGAGGCTGGTTCTTATAGCGATACTGCAGTCAGCGGTGTTGACTCGTCTGTATTCATTGGTAATAGAGCTGGCTACGATGCAATCGCTGCTGACAACTCTGTATTCATTGGGCCAAATGCTGGTAACGATGCAGAGGACTCAAGGATGTCAGTATTCATTGGTAACTCTGCTGGTAGAGATGCCAAATCTGCTTATTCAATAGGGATAGGCGACAATGCACTTGAGAGCGCTAGTGGATATTACAACTTAGAGTTGATAACAAAGCAAAGCCAAAAACTTGTTGTAAATAATCAAGATAGTAGATTAAATATTGGTGGTACTATAGCTGGCTCGCTACGGACACAAAGGATTTCTGTTGGTGAAGCAACAATAGTTCCAAGCGCCGTGCTTCATGTCAATTATAATTCAACGACTCACGCTACAACCTCTAATATGCAAGAGTGGCATGTGGATGGCGTTATGAAAGCTTCGGTTAATACCTTTGGAGCTTTTGACAATGTTGTAGAAGGAGTTTTAGATACAGACCTTTGGGCTCCAACTACGCCTACCGCACCAACTAGTGGCGAGATGATTTTATACGGTCAAAACTGGAGCTCTGGAATTCACGTCTTTGTAACTAACAGAGACTCAAGTTTAAGCGGTTACGATGGTGCTTACATAATGGCCGTCAAGATTGGAAACGAATATAGACCTATGTGGATGGGATGTCAAGGAACATAAAAAATGGGAAGACCTTGTGATTGTTTTTGCGGTGGTTCATCTGGCGATGGCGGTGGCGGATTACCACCGGGTAGTCAAGACCCACTAACATCTAGTGGAAACGGCCCCTATAAAGTATACGCCGGAACTATTGCAATAGGTGGCCTACCTAGTGGTCAAGAAGGAGGATCACACTCTTGGTCTAATGGCAGCCATAAGTTAAAAGACAGTTTTATATATGGTTTTAGAAACCAACCGACAATTCATGCTTTTAATGACACGTTCATTTACATGGCTGATGCTGAGGAAGAAATAGTAGCGCTATGGTCGCCCAACAACGTAAATGACCGTAATAATATCAACGACAAAACGCAGGGTGGAAAACCCCCACAAGGATCTGGCGATTACCGTATATTTGATTTCAAAGCCGCACGGGAATCAGCTTTTACTGAGGAAGAAAGATCGTATGGCCTAGGCAAGTTTTTGGGAATAGGCTCAAGACATATACAGTTAGCTGGTGGCCATATAACAATGGCCTACCACCAAGATTCTGGGGTGTTCTTATCTATAGAGAAAGATAATTGGGATCCTTATCAAGACGGTGCAACAGTTGATGGAAAATACTATGGATACGGTTTAGTATTTCTTGCGGCAGTAGATCAGAGAAGTTTTTTTGGCTCTGGCGGTAAAATATATTCATGTGGGGACAATTACCTTGGAAGACTTGGTAGGGGCGGTGGATATAGCACAGGAGAAATCCCAGAGGACTGGGAACCAGCTCCAATATCTGATGTTGCAGATTGCCCAGCTTGTAGTTACAAGTACTCATCTTGGGAATATACTCCGGGCGGTCAATTTCCCGAGGATCCCGCCGATATTGTCAGGAACTCAATTCCTGTTATCTGGTTGTCACCAGACGCCGGTGCATTAAGCATGAACCATCCTGATGGAGATTTTTCTGATGACGGTGAGCCAAATCATTTCGCGGTAGCATTTGGAGATGTGAATAAGGTAGGCTACAAACACACAAATTACGACCCTGAAATATCTTCACCCCCAGAATACGTACCGGGCCCGTCTCCATTTAAATTTGAATCTTGTATATATGATTCATGGGAGTCCACAGCTTTTTTTGGGTCTAAAATGTTTACCTCCGGCGGTATTAGCCAAGAGGGAAGTCAAGGTGGTGGTAAACAAAGTTTGGAAGATGGAATAAGGGGCCCACTTGGCGCAAGCTATTATGGATTTGGTTTTGAACTGGTTCATGAGCAACCTCCCGAAGCATTTCCTTTCATTGACAAGCCGACCGGCTTAGAAAACAATTATGCTTTTTCCACTAATTATCATGTATGTGTTAAATCCTCCGGCAGGCATTGTGGAGAATTACCTGCAGGTTGGACTCCAGCAGACATAGTTTTAAACAAAGGCCCTCAGTTGCTTTTGGCTAGAAATTATGAGCGTGAACTTAACGAACCCTGCGGAATACATGGTAAAATTCATGGCTGCGCAGATTTTGAGTATTTCGAGCCCGGTGGTGGTACCGACGAAGAAGATTTCGATTTTGACAATTATGACGCGCATTCAAATGACATGCCTCTTAAGACATTTTCAGATCTTGAGCGGTTTTGGAAGAAGGAAGGGCATTTCATGCGCGAAAAACCCATAGCTTATAATACTACAGCACTAGCCTCCTATATAGACAACAGGAAAAACCACAGCTCATTTATAAATTTCAGTCATTCTCAATACCAATATTCTCTATTTCAGTATGTGACCATGGGCCAGATAGCACTTACAAAGGGTGGTGCAGACACCAAATTTGGCACTCGTCCTTATGCATGGGTTGCTGATAGTCTTCAGTGGTACGGATTTGGAATGGGAGACGGCTGCGAAGGAAATCCAGAGGGTTCTGGAAGTTTTTGTGTTGCCTTCGCAAATGGGAGGTGCGATCTTCCTCCCGTTGGTCTTATTAGATACTCTACAGATAGTGATCATGACAGCGTTTATTATTCGGGTGTGGGCCCGTATGCAGGCGATGGGCTTACGGATAAATTACAAGTTGACGGAAGTAAACTTAATGTAGCACATTTATTATGTGCGTTTTTACCGTCTGGTTTAGAATCCTGCACAATACCAGTGGAAGAGTCTTTAATAGATAAAGTTGTTAATGTTGGTACTGAGGCCTCGATATATAACTATACTTTACTACAGCAAACTCCTCGCCCTATTTATTGTGTTTACTATTCAGGCGATCCAATAGTTAATTTTACAAATTGGTGGAATAGATCATAAGAGAAAGAGTTTAAAATGACATTCAAATTAGCAGATAGAGTTAAAGAGACTACTACTACCGCTGGAATATCTAATGTTGTTCTAGGCGGCGCTTATGATGGTTATCAAACTTTTGCTGACGCCATAGGCAATGCTCACAAAACTTACTATGTAATTGTAGATAATAGTAATAATAATTGGGAAGTCGGAATTGGTACTTACCACAGTACTGGCAATATATTAAGTCGTGACGTTGTATTAGAAAGTTCTAACTCAGATGACAAGATCTCTCTTACTGGTGGCGTTTCAGATGTGTTTGTATCATATCCTGCAGAAAAAGTAGTATGCCTAAACCCAGATTCTTTTGTGTCCGGTGTAGCATTTAGTGGCTATGCGTTTCCAGATGGAACAACTCAAACGTCCGCCGCAGTAGAAATATCTGACACGTCAAATCTTCCAAACGCGATAGCTATATGGAGCGACTCTAGCGCACTCACTAAGGACGCAGGTTTTCAGTTTATAACAGATAAGTTTGTCAACAATCATCCTACTGAGATGAATGTACTTAGCGGCATACCTCTTACTATAACTAGATATGCTTCCGGCAATTTCTTTGAGGCGTACATTGACAACGCTAATGACAGAACTCTAGCTTTAAATTTAACTGATGAAGCGAGTCCTACTTGGAAGCTTGGATTAAAGAATGATCCTTCAAATAACGTTGCTCCAGAATACGGGTATACTTATGGTAGTAATGGCTCAGCCGGTCAAGCAGCAACATCAGACACCTATACCACTATAAATTATTCCAATGGTTTATGGTTTACACACAAATCTTCTAACTTGTTTAATTTTGACAAGACTAATGGAGGTGTTATATATAATGCCACTGCTTCTGCACCAGCTTTTACTGTTAAAGGTGCAGCTGCTCAGAGCGCGAACCTACAAGAGTGGAAAAACGTTTCAGATACAGTAGTAGCGTATTTAGAGCCAGATGGAAGTATTAGTGGTAATGCACTTAGAGTTTCTGGTATTATATTCCCTGATGGAACTACGCAAGCAACCACAGCCGCAGACGGAGCATTTTCCGTAGCTTCTGGTGTAATACAATTAAACTTAATAAATACAAACACAGCTAATATTACAACTAATGCAGACAATATAGTAGCTTCTGGCACTAGCATTATTGATTCTTCTACTGCTCTTACTATTGCCTCTGGTACGTCTATTAGATCTGGAGTGTTAAGTAATACAACCAGCATTGGTGGAAACACGGGAAGCATCACGGTAAATAGAGATAACATTGTTGCATCTGGCACGGCCATTATTAATTCTTATACAGATTTGGTCATTGCTTCAGGTACAGCGGAAAGAGATCTAACAGTAGCTTCCGGTACATCTATTATTGGACAGTTCTCATCTAAGGCAAATCTTAATAGCCCTGCATTTGAAGGCACTCCCACTGCGCCTACCGCAGCGGCATTAACAAATACGACTCAGATTGCTACGACAGCTTTTGTTAGAACAGAAGTTACTAACTTAGTTGATTCTGCACCCGGAACGTTAGATACCCTAAATGAACTTGCCGCCGCACTTGGCGATGACGCTAATTTTTCTACAACAGTCACTAACTCACTAGCAACTAAAGCTACAATAAATAATTTGGCTGGAGCTAGCGGTGCATTGAGGCATGATTTATCACTGGCTGCTAGTAGCGGTGTTGATACTTCTGGTATAGCATTTACTGCTTACGGATGGGGTAATCATGCTTCTGTTGGATATGCAAGTCCAACTGATTTTGCATTATTGTATGCTAGTGGTGCAGATACTTCTGGAATAGCTTGGACTGCCTATAACAGGGGAGATCATAGAGCTTTAGGTCTTGTAACCCATTCTACATTTGGTTCAGAGGGTCTTATTAAAAGAGGCTCAAGTTCTGGCGTATACACTGCCATAACAGATAATTCAAGCAACTGGAATACCGCTTATAGTTGGGGAGATCATACTCCTTCTGGAACTAAACACGCAAGACAAATAGACATGCTTACTGGTAGTGGTGTTGCCACTTCTGGTATAGCTTTCGATTCTTATGCTTGGGGGGATCACAGAACTTTAGGCTTGGTGACTCATGCCACTTTTGGCTCTGAGGGACTTATCAAACGAGGTTCTACTTCTGGCAGCTATTCATTTATAACAGACAACTCTAGCAACTGGAACACTGCTTATGGCTGGGGCAATCATGCAAGCGCTGGTTATCTAACCTCTGAAACTTTTACATCTCTAGTGCAGGATACTTCCCCTCAACTAGGTGGAACATTAGACGCCAATAGTCAGTCCATTGATATGGGCGATAATACTATAACCGACACAAAAGTTGGCCAGTGGGATACTTCCTATGGCTGGGGCGACCACAGAGCTCTAGGATTGGTAACTCACGCTACCTTTGGGTCTGAGGGTATCATCAAACGAGGCTCTACCTCCGGTAGCTATTCCTTTATCACAGATAATTCAGCAAACTGGAATACTGCATATGGATGGGGAGATCACGGTAGTGCAGGCTATCTTACAACAGCTACGTTTATTAATGGTTCTGGTACTGCTGAAAGGGCAGACACCATTGCTTCGGGTACTGCTATTAGAAGTGAAATAAAAACTTACACCGCTGGCTCTGGTTTAGTTCTCAATGATACAGAATTCAATGTAGCTATAAGTGGAGATAATTTACTATCTACAAACGACCCAGTAAACAGTTACGTACCATCTTTTAATGCATCCACTCGCAAATTTACTTGGGTAGAAAACGCAGGCGGTGGTGGTGGTGGTGCTGTATCTGCTGTAGCAAACGGTGCAGATAATAGGGTCGTCACATTCAGTAGTTCTGACGCACTTAATGGTGAAGCCAACTTGATTTTTGATGGTAGTCAACTGACTGTTAGTGGAGAGATTACTGCCACGACTCTAGACATAGGTGGTATAGATGTCACTTCAACAGCTGCAGAGCTTAACATCCTAGATGGCGTTACCTCAACCACGGCAGAGCTTAATATACTGGATGGAGTCACTTCGACAACGGCAGAGCTTAATATAGTAGATGGAGACACTGCTGCCACTTCAACCACGCTCGCTGACGCTGATAGAGTTGTTGTAAATGATGGCGGCACAATGAAACAAGTTGCATTGACTGATTTTGAAACGTATTTTGAGAGCGCACTAGATACTTTAAGCAACGTTACATCGGTCGGCACACTTACTGCTCTGCAAGTAGACAATATTAATATTGATGGAAACACTATATCCTCGACAGCCGGTACAGACTTAAACATTACCCCACTTGCGGGTCAGCAAATTGTACTTGATGGCACTATAGTTATAGATGCTGGAGTTGTAACTGGCGCAACGTCAATAACCAGCACTGCTTTTGTAGGAGATTTAACTGGCGACGTGACTGGTAATGCTGATACCGCTACAGCATTACAGACGGCAAGAACAATAGCCGGCAAATCTTTTGATGGGACTGGTAACATTACAATTGCCACAACCGACCTTTCAGACATTACTGATTTAGACACAGACCTATCTTCTGTGAGCAGCAGTGATGATACATTAGCATCAGCAAAAGCGATTAAAACCTATGTAGACGCACAGGTAACTGCTCAAGATTTAGATGCCACTACAGATAGTGGTACTATAGCTATTGATCTAGATAGTGAAACCCTAACTGTGGCTGGGGGTACTGGCGTAGATACTTCCGCTACTGGTAATACAATTACTGTTGAAATAGATTCTACCGTGGCTACTTTAGCGGGGTCGCAAACGCTAACAAATAAAACCTTAACAAGCCCTGACATTGATGGCGGAACTATTGACAACTGCATTATTGGTGGAAACACCGCTGCCGCCGGTACATTTACAAGCATAACTATTGGTTCGGCTGCTATTAATGAGACTGAGCTAGAAATGCTAGACGGCATTACAGCAGGAACTGCCGCCGCTAACAAGGCTGTTGTTTTGGATGGTTCTAAAAACATAGCCACCATTGGAACTATTAGCTGTGGGGCTATTACTTCTACTGGTAGTAGCTCATTTGGGGCTACGTCATTTGGGGATAATAATATCACCAATGTTGGAAATATAGCACTTGATAGTATTAGTGCCGATGGTTCTACAATAACTATTACAGGAAACACTACCTTTGCTGACGGTGCCTATGACTTTGATATCGCATCACACGATACTTCAAATGGACTAAAGCTTGGTGGAACTCTGGTTACTGCAACAGCCGCAGAACTTAATATATTAGACGGAGTTACCTCTACCACTGCTGAATTAAATATCTTAGACGGTGTTACCTCTACAGCAGCCGAGCTTAATATACTAGACGGAGCCACTGCCACAACCTCTGAGTTTAACCTTTTAGATGGTGACACGTCTGTAGGAGATAGTATAACACTTGCCGATAGTGACGGGTTTATTGTAAATGATGCTGGAACAATGAAAACCATTCCCGCATCAGACATTAAAACATATGCTGGCGGCGGAAGTTTCGACAACTTTGTTGTGACTGCTGATAGTGGTAGTAATCAAACTATAGCCGATGGCAATACTCTTGATATTGCTGGTGGCGATGGTATCACTACCGCCGTTGGTGCTACTGATACTGTTACCGTCACCGCCGATCTTAAAGCAAATGGCGGCCTTGTGTTTGAAAGTAACGAGATTGCTGTTAAACTTGACGCAAGTTCCATAACTGGAACCCTTGCTATTGGCGATGGTGGTACTGGAGTGACGGCTCTTGATGATATTACGTCAGCAAATAATTTATTAACCGTAACTGCTGGTGCCGATACGATTATTGGTGGGGATGTAACATTAACGGTTAATCAAGGAAACTTTGACCTTGATAGCATTGGTGGTTCTTTAGGTTTAACAGACCAAGTTACCGGAACCCTTCCAGTAGCCAACGGAGGAACTGGAGCATCATCTCTTGCCGATAAAGCTGTTCTAATAACGCAAGATAGTGGCACAGACACAGTTTCTGCTGCTGTCATGGATGCAAATGGCGAATTGTTAATTGGTGGCACTGATGGCCCAGCGGTAGCTACGTTGACTCAGGGTTCTAACGTAACAATCACAAATGGCAATGGTACTATCGAAATCGCCTCTACTCAACTCACAACTGAGCAGGTTCAAGATATAGTTGGAGGCATGGTTACTGGTAATACAGAAACTGGCATTAGTGTTACCTACGAAGACGGTGACGGAACTTTAGATTTTGCTGTCGGCACTTTAAACCAAAACACTACCGGAAATGCAGCGACAGCTACGGCACTAGAAACAGGACAAACCATTGGTATGACCGGGGATGTCGTATGGACATCTGCGGCTTTTGACGGTACTGGAGCCGTTACTGGCACATCTACTATACAAGCCAACGCCGTTGACGGAACAATGATTGCTCTTGGTTCTGATGCTCAAGGCGACATTATGTATTACGATGGCACCAATTATGTAAGGCTTGCCAAAGGAACAGACAATTATGTTCTTACTATGAATGGCAATGTTCCAAATTGGGAAGCTGCCGGTGGAGGCGCCGTATCCGCTGTAGCAAACGGCTCAGACAATAGAATCGCTACATTTAGTAGTGCTGATGCACTCAACGGTGAAGCCAACTTAACATTTGATGGCACTGACTTAAATATAGCAACTGGTAGTATTGAAGTAAGAACTATTGACTACAGCGATGGTGACAACGCTATGACAATAGCTGATGGCGGCGGTGTAACGTTCGCCCAGCCCACAACCTTCTCTAAAGCAACAAAGCCAGCGCTTGAAGCTAATAGCGACGGCGCTACCGTTACGTTTGACCTTAACGAAGCTAATGTACATACTGTGACTCTAGGTGGGAACAGGACTTTGGCTATATCAAATGAAACTGCCGGCCAATGCTTTATTATAAAATTAATACAAGACGGCACTGGCAGTAGAACAGTTACTTGGTTTAGCGCGATTAACTGGGCGGGTGGAACTGCCCCCACACTAACCACAACCGCCGACAAAGCAGACACCTTTGGATTTTTATGTACTGGCACAGACGCTTATGACGGTTTTGTTATTGGACAAAATATACCTACTTAACGTGCAACAGCAGATAAGGAATATAGATGGCTACTACAACAGTCAGTATAGGATCAAACCAAAGTATAGATACCGCAGTACCAGCATCATCTTCTGCTGATGGTAGTGACTGGGTTATTACTTGGAATAAAACTTTATCTGCTAGTGTCTCCGTTGGAGATCTTGCAACGGCTACTGATCACGACGATGGAGCATTTGTATATTTAATCATAGCCATATCCGGCTCCAACTACACATTAAAATATATCTCTGGTACTGGAGGTAATCAGTCACCATACGCTCTTTGTACGGATTCATACTGCTCTGCCCCTCCCACATTCACATTTAAAAGAGCCTTCTCTACAATAACCGCATTTGAAGAAATGGTCGATAATACCAGCAATCTTTATTGGGGTGCTAGTGATGATGTAATTGGAGAATGTCATGCAGATGGCACTTTTACTTCTGATTCGAGAGTTTATTTTACTACTAAACAAAGTCTTTCATCAGTAACACTAACTGCTTATGATGGTGAAAGGCATGGTGGAACAACCGGAGCTGGTGACGAACAGGTTGTGGTAAAGCCCAGTTCTGGGTCGGGGCATAACAATGCTATTATAGACGTAAACATAGATGACTTTACGATAGAATTCATTGATATAGATCTTAATGATCTGAACACCGAAAATACAAACAAGTCTATTCTTTTGAGAGGGACTAACAATAACAATATTATAAGAAATAATCTTATACATGACAAAGACGGAAATCCGGGAAACACCGGCCCATTTATGATTCATGTAGTAGGTGCGGGGAGTTCCTCTGACACTTTAACTATACAGAATAATATTATTTATAACATAGTTGAAACAGGTGGTGATAATGCTCAAGGCATTAATACAAACCAGTGGTCTGGCACTGTCAATATCTACAACAATACAATATATAATATTGATGCTCAAGGCACTTCAAAACAAGCGTGGGGTATAGTTTATGGAAATGTTGCTAGTGCTGTAATAAATATAAAAAACAATATTGTCGCAAAAATGGTTGCGGACGGAGCAGCCAGTAATGAAAGAGCATACCAGAAGTTTAATGGATCGAGTACTGAAAATGCAAGCAATAATCTTTCAGACGATACAACAACTACTGCCGCATATAAAGCTCCCGGAACTGATTCACTTCAAGACAAGACTTTATCTGAAATAGCTTTTGTTTCTGTAAGTGCAGGTGCGGAAGACTTGCATATCAAAAGAGCATCAGTATGTAATAGAGCTGGCGCATCTTTGGGTGGTACTAACAAAGTTAATATAGATATTGATGGAGAAACTATATTCAATAACTGGGCTATAGGTGCTGACTTCATAGCTGATGGCCCAACGTTTTTGTTTTCAATGTTAACATAGGATAGAACGATGGAAATTTTAGTAAAAGCTGGAGATGGCCCTTCACCTACCTCCTATAAAGACGGCGATATTGTGCAAGCCTTTTCTATGGATCAGATATATTTTTGCCATGCAGAACATGTTTGCCACATAACAAATTTTGATTTAGATTCAACATCTGGCTTAAGAGTTGCTGATCCGCTGTTGATAAAGTTCTTAGAAAAAACTCACATCTACAAGTTTCAAAGAGTAAACTCAAACGAAGTAGTCAGGACTAATTTACAGACCGGCCAACAAAAAACACTAAGTCCGACATTAGATGAAGACGGTGAGTCAATTCACGCCTACGACTATCTTTCTAAAAAGCTTAAGAGTAGCAGACATAAAGTGTTTGGATCTTCTGGGCTAGAATATTGGTACGGCGGAGCTAAAAAGTTTCATGATTTAGATATCAACGATATATGGAATGACATAGAAACTCACACATATTATTTACAGTCAAACCACGTAAATTGGCCACTGGCTGACATAGAGAAAAAACGTTTTTTGCCAATAAATTGCTGTGAGCACGCTTGTGAAGACCATCATGACGACCATGAACATCACGACGACCATGACGACGCAGCCTGCTTAGCGTGCACTTGTAGCTGTGACCTATCTGAGTGCACTGATGATTTTATTTCAGAGAGAATATCTTGCATTGATATAGTTCACAATGAGGGATCTGAAGAAGAATACAATGAGATATTATACAAGAGAAAATACAATGTGCCTTATTGGGACATGTCTGAATCACTGTCAATAAATGTTGACCAAGTGAGAGACATAGAAAGAGAGATGGACATTAGGCTGCCTTTGAGTCTTAGGCCAGCCGCTAAAGTTCTTACCGTAAATAAAATAGACTCTGGACAGGTGACTTTATAATGGCGATGCAACTTAACAACAGTATTTTTATACACATACCAAAGACTGGCGGAACTTGGGTTAGAAGAGCCTTAGAAGCATCCATGGGCATGGAAAAGGACTCTAGAGAAATATCTATTGGAGAAAAGATATGGGGCAAGACATGCCATGCTACATTGTCATCTGTTAGACGTAAGCACAAGCAATTAACAGATCAAAAACTAACATTTGCATTTGTGCGAGATCCAGTTGATTTTTTAAAAAGTCTATACATAGAAAAGTTTTGGCCAGAGCTTGTAAATTATGACCAAGCCCCTGTTGCGTATGATGATTTTTCACGTCAAATCCATGAACACACTCAAAGAGAAGCCCCTACAGAAAAAATGTCATTCAAAGAGTTTGTTTTTAGTCTTGAAGAAGGCTACGTAACACGACGGTATATTGACTGCTTGAAAGCGCCAATTGGTTTATTCCCATGTGTTGACTATATAGGCAGAACTGAAAATTTAAAAAATGACCTTATAGATTTTCTGGAGATAGCAGAGGAGTCTTTTGACAGAACTATCATTGAAAGTATGCCACCAGTAAGGACAGGGGCTTCTTGCGATTTGGCTAGCAAAGTAATAGACTTTGATAGCGAAGTAGAGGAGTATATCAAAAATAGCGAGGAGTATGTATATAAAACCTTTTACTCGTCAGAGCCATATTTGGATATGCAGAAACATTCTTACGATAAACTGGCGTCACTTTGGACTATAAATAAAAGAGATTTTGTTGTAGGTTGTTTTGATCGTCAAAATGCATGGAAAGACTACGACCTTCTCTTTAAGGGTATGTTTGACTTTCATGGAAACGCTAATCATTTATCGTTAGCCTCTGAGTGTTTAGTCCTTGACTTCGGGTGTGGGCCGGGTAGAAATCTAGACAAATATTCATCTAATTTTAAAAGAGTCGATGGTGTAGATATATCTTATATCAACTTGGATCATGCAAAGGCTTGGCTACAACATAAAGGAACATACAACGACAATATTTTATATAAGACCAACGGTAAAGACTTAAGTGAAATAGAGGGCTGGAAATATGACGCTGTGATGAGTACTATAACACTACAGCATATAGCCGTTCATCGCATACGATTTTCTCTGTTTAAAGAATTTTACAGGGTGTTAAAAACTGGAGGTTACTTTACAGCTCAGATGGGCTTTGGAAAGGGTAAACTTGGGGCTGTTCCATACAATAGAGACAACGTTAATGCTGGCAGAAGAAATGGAAGAACAGATGTATATGTTGAAAGTCCAGACCAACTACGCGCAGACTTAGAACGGTGTGGTTTTACTGATTTTCGGCATTGGATAAGAGAGGCTGGGCCGGGGGATAAACATCCGAACTGGATATTTTTTAGAGCAAGGAAGATATGAAAGAAGTAACATTTATTATGCAGGGGCCGCTTGTCTCCGATTCTATAAAAACAATAAGAATTCTTAAACAGTCTGGCAATGTTATTGTGTCGTGTTGGAATACAGACCCCGCTGGCTTAATACAGGCGGCAGCCAATGAAGCGGACAGAATCGTTATAAATCCATTCATTGAAGAAAATGGCTATAACTTTCAAAATATTAGCTACCATATAACAACGTCGCTAAACGGTCTGAGGGAATGTAAAACAGAACTGGCAGTCAAGGTTAGAGCCGATGAGTATTTCACTGACTCAGCTGAACTTATAAAATCAGTAAAGGAAAATGCAAATAAAATTACGGTATGCAACTTCCTATTCAGAAAAGGGGTTATACTTCACCCCTCAGATCATATATTTGGGGGTAAGAAGGAATCTTTAATCTCTATGTTTGAAGAATCTTTGGAAATGATCAAGCCGTATAAGAAAAACCAAAGAATTAAGATGACAGAATTAGGCATAAAAGAAAATTGTGCTTATAAGTATTTAACGGCTGAATCTACATTTTGCCTGTCTTGGCTTAAGTCAAACAATGTAGATTTCCTTAGTGATGTTCTTAATATGTCTGAAGTTCAGATAGAGCATTACTATAGAAAAATTCTTAAGAACTACTATAGCTTGGTTACGGCATCCCAGTTAGGGAGTTTCTTGTTTAGATACAAGAGTAGTCCCCACTTACTTACACCAACGGCGTTTACCAGTGAAGATCAGTTTTTGTATATTAATGAAAGATTAAAGTCTATAGCTTCGTTCGATGACGTACAAATAACCAGTCTCAGAGACCTTGAGTACGGAGATTAGTAAAGACAGTAGAAGAAAAGTGTGTATACTACTGTAGAAAGAAATTATTTTTGGAGTAAAAAATGGCGATTTTCAACCTAGAAATAAGCGATAATGACGTAGATAGAGTTTTCAATGCTATCTGTGAAAATTATGGCTGGACTGAAGAAAGCGGACAAACTAAGGGCGAATTTACACATAAGGTGGTTAGAGAGTTCCTAGCTGATAATGTAAGAGCTTACGAAATAGCTAAAGCCAAGGCTGAAGCTGCGGCAGGCTTGGACACTTCAGTGGGGCTTTCAGATCCGTCGTAATGTTTTCCGAATCACCATTTTCGTCGTCGCCATTTGGTACAACAGTTACGATTGTACAGGCGGGATTTGTTGAAAGGCATTACTTTACGCTTTTCATACAGCAAGGACTAGACTTGACTGGTTCAATATCACAAACACTCGGAAAGGATTTAAGTATACAGCAAAGGCAAGATAACACATTGGTTTTATCAAAAAAGGTTAAATCATAATGCCAGAAGTAGTATTAGAATTCGACATGAGTATACAAAGACAGTATGACGTAGAACTTAAAAGGTAATCAGATGGCGAGCGAAATTCATCAAAACGATGTAGGTACTAGATTCCAAGTAACAATAAAAGATGATGGTTCCGTGGTTGATTTGTCAGCAGCCTCGGGCCTAACGATTAGTTTTAGAAAACCAAGCGATACCATTCTTAACAGGACGGCTTCAACATTGGTTGATGGCAGTGCTGCATCAGGTGTTATGTATTATGACAGCGTAACCGGAGATCTTGACGAAGCAGGAAATTATAAATTACAAGGCAAAGTAGTTTTGACTAGTGGGACTTTTTACACAGACATTCATACATTCAAAGTACATTGTAACCTTTAAGGAGTAAAATATGTCTTGGCAAGGTCAAATGTCAACTATACTTAGATACTTGATTGATGATGTTGATTCTACATCTTACAAGTTTTCTGACGAAAGAATAGAAACAACCCTATTGGTTGCTGCTCAGCTAGTGACACTAGAGGTTGATTTAACAAATACATATACAATAAATGTTGAGACCTGCTCTTTGAGTCCAGATCCAACAGAAACAGACACAAGAGACAATGCTTT